GGGGAATCTGGTAGTCAGGAACGCACGCCGTGACTTTCGCCCCAGTTTCAGCCAGAGCCGCCGCCGTACCGCCGATCATTATGAGAGCATCGCCGACGCCACCGGTCATCTTCAAGCAGACCGATAGCCCGTCGCGAATTGTTGCAGGCAACACGCGGTCGGGGTACTTTGCCGATGCTTTCGCGAAACCTCTCATCCGATCCTCCCGCTATGAAAAAACCCCCCGCACCCATGCGGGAACGGGGGGCTAGATTCTTCAGCCTAACGTGGCTCTCGCCGCCCCAAATTACGCCGTGTAATCGGAGCCGCTCATCGCCACGTTGTTCGCCATGATGACGAGTTCGGGATTCTCGATCTCGAAATCGACGCGGAAGTGGATGGTGATTTCCCACACATCCTGACGCGGACGACGGTCGAACTCGATGGTGATGTCCCGCTGCACGATGTACAGCAAGTTCTTGAGCGGGGTCAACCAGATCGAACTTCCGTCCGTTCCAGCCGAGCCATAGCTCAAGTCTTCAGGCATCAGCGGAACTTCCAACATGGAAATTCCCCAGGGGCCAGGAACCATGCCGCGAGACAACGCAACGTCACCGCCGCCCGTCTCACGATCCGACCAGTCGAGCGTCCACTTGTCCGCAGGGCCACTCGGCATGATCCAAACGTAGTTCGGTTTTGCCGCACGGTAGCGGGAAGGGATCGCCCGTTTCATGGCGTAGTACAGTTCCTTGCCCGGAGCCGCACCAGCCGCGTCCACCTGTTGAGCAGACGGAACATTGTCTTCGAGAATTTTCTGCCAGCCATCATTGATGCCGAACAGGTTGTTCTCGTCGGTTTGGGCATCGCCGGTCGTCAGCGAGTCATCGCCTTGGATACCGGTGAGTTCCGTGTCGATTGCGATTCGCTTCGAGAACATCGACAACAGCGTGTCACGCACGCCGCTCTTTTCGATGTTGTCTTCCATGAAGTCGGTCTTCAGGTCGAACGCCGAGCGATACTTCTCGCAATCGAAGGTGACAACCGCTTCGGTGGGAACGCGAGTCGTTGCACGGCTCGTGGTTCTCGCACCTTCGGTTACGATGTTGCCGAGATCGAGCTTGTTGATCTCGCCTTTGTTTCGGTCGGTTCGGATCACGCGAACCTTGTTCAAGAGCACCGATTCGTTGACAACCAAGTCAATGAAACGATCCGCTTGCTTGCGGTTCAGCACCGAGTTCGGCAGCGACGTACTGTCAACCGCCGACTTCGACGCCATGATCTTCTCCAACGGGAGCTTCAGGTCGTCCATTTGAGAATTTCCTATGAGGGGTAAAGTTCAGGATACGAAACGTGCAGTTCAGCGAGCGGGTGTTACTTGATGAACGCCCACAAGCCGTCGAAGCAACTGTTCGGATCACCGTCCGCCGATTTGCTCGCTTCGATTTTCTCGTCGCGATTCACTTCGTCGGGGGTTGCCTTCGCCAGAGCCGCGTTCGCCTTTTGCACATCAGCGACGGTCGTCTGGAGTTGCTTCATTCCGTCCATCAGCCCGCCGAGCACATCGCTCAGACCAGACAGATCGGCGGATTTGGCAGCTTCGGTCTTCGCCGGAGCCGCGTCCGTTTCCGTATCCGTTTCTTTACTCTCGCCCGACTTCTCCGCTTCCGTTTTGGAAGCATCGGCTTCGGGGGTCGCCACTTCGCCAGATTTCTCGGCTTCGGCTTTCGCAGGCTCAACACCCGTCGCCATTTTGCTGGCGATTTCGGTCAGGCCCGACTTGAACGCTTCGGTCATTTGAGCGAACGCAGGGGTCAGCCCATCGACCACATTCTTCGCGACCACTTCGCCCAGGGTGTTGATTTGGTCAACAGCCTTGGCAGCGTCGGTCTTATTTTTGCCGTCGTCGCCGGTCTTTTCGACTTCCTTTTTCTCTTTCGCCTTGGCGAGAGCTTCGGGCATCTTGCCCTTCTTTTCGACTTCGGTTTGAGTTGGATCAGCGGTCGCCTCCACCGTGGTGTCGGCAGCTTCCTTTGGGGCTTCGGTTGCCATGATGGAGTCCTCTTGTGAGTCCTGGGATTTTGAAAGTTCAACCCGCTCAGCGAGCCAAGCGAGACGCGATGCGGGTGTGTCTTCAGCGACAACAGGCCCGACTACCATCCGAACACCGTCCGCCATTTTGATCGAAGCGAGACGCTCCAAATCGAAAGCAAGATGACGCTGCTGCGGAGCATGATATGCGTACTCATCTTCGTTGAAGTCATCAAACGACAAACCGTGCTTGACCGCGTAGGCTTTCGCCATATCTTCCGACTCGAACCGAGACTTCTCCAGCGTTACACGATAGAGAGCCAAGTTCTCGTTTACGACTTCTTCCTCCACGAACTTACCGTCCACCGACTTACCGATGACGAACGTCGAATCGGGATTGTCAGGAACATGCGTAAGCGAAATCTCGTACAGGTCGATGTCGCGAAACACTCGCCGCGTCATTCCGGTTTTTCGATCAACTTCATACTCTACGCTTGTGAGTCCTCGCCACGAAAACGCGGAGAGTTCACCAGCCCGAACACGCCGAACAACTTCATGCTCGGTGACTTCAGCAACCACGAACAAACCACGGTCGCCTTTCTTCAGGTTCGGAACCTTGTCTCGCGGGAAGCGAGCTACAACTTTCTTCGATTTGAGATCATACACGCCCCAATTTTTCTGATCGCGTTCACCCAGGTCATCCAGGCGAGCCGCAAACATTTCGTTCGGTCGCCCGACACCTACGCCGTTGCCCATCATGTCGATCCACAATTTGTGGTTGACCAGCAACGTCGGAGCCGCCATGAACTGCTCGATGCGGAATTCTTCAGGCGGAACCAAGTCACCGGAGCGGTCGTTTTTTGACATGACCGATGCGAAACCCTTCACGACCACCTTGGTCATATCCGGTTCCGCAGAGTCCGCGTCATCGACAGCAATCGCGACGGGAGCCGCTAGGTGAAATAGTTCGCGTACCGCTTCAGGCATTTCTGCAACCCTTTTGAACGCACGACAAGTGGCGTGAATTTTCTGAAATGTATGACGCGAGCGAATCTGTGTCAATCGCGACTTTCAGAAAAACCAGGGAACCCGCGAGTGAAACCGGTTGCACAGATTCGGCTAAGTGTGAAATTCCCTATGATTTAAGGGGATTAGCCGTACAGAGAGCGTTTTTCACCTTCGACGAATCGCAAAAAACTTTCTTCGTTTTCCGTCACCGAAATGAAATCGAGCCATCGCTGCCAGTCCGTCTCGAAATCCTTCTCCCGCCCATCGAACTCCCGATAGGGAGCGAAATAACCAACCATTTGACCAGCCGCGTCCCGCAACAGCACGTCACGACCATGATGAATTTCGGCTTTGACGTATTCGAGCGAATGAACGTGTTGCTGATTTGGCCCGTCCAGCGAACCAGGAATCGCAACGAAAAACACCGCGTCATGCCCCGCCTCCGCATAGGCAACGGGGAAAACGTAATCGTTGATTTGAACCACGCACCCAGCGGTCACCAGACGCCGCAGCAGTTCATCGAGTTGTTCGGTGGGTGGATTTTTCATTAGATAGCCGGTGGGGTTTTTGGAATTGAAGTCACGATCACATCCTCGATCAGCCGCCCATCGGGGAGCCGACGAATACCGCGATCATGGAACACCTTGATGAGCCGCAGACGTTGAGCCGTGTTACCGGCCCGAATGAATTCCACGTCATCCAGTAAGTTGATCCCCTCTTTGAAAATCGTCTCGTTGCCGCCATAGCCCGCGAATTTTTTGTAGTCGCCGATGTCTTTCCCACGCTGCGACAACGCCGAGATGCGACCGAACTTGTCACCGGAGTACGACACCGCGTCCTGCCGAGCCAAAATCTTCGGCTTAAAGAATAGCTGAGAATGAGCGTTCTCGCCCCGCTTGGCGATGCGGGTGAAGAAATAGCTCGCACCACCGGTACTCACATCAGTCGATGACGACATACCGCCCGTCGCCGAGACGTTCACGCCCTTGCGAGTTCGCCCAACGGTCGTGGTCATTTCCCCGCCCGAATCCAAAATCTTCGGCAGCACATCCTCGATGTCACTTCCCATCGAGTGAGTCAGGTAATGCGTTTTGGCGAGTTCCGCCTCGATTTTAGATTCCGGCATTTCCGGTCGGAGCCAATGCCGCGTACCCGAACCATCGGAACCCTTCGCCATGCCGCCAGGATTGTACCAGTCGGTCGCCTTGCCCTTCGGGGGAAGTTTCACGCCGTATTTTTTCGAGAACCACTTTCGCATTTGATCCAGCTTCTCAGCATCCGACAGCGAGTCGTTCTCCCAAATTGCACGGTAGCCTTTCAGTTTGTGATTGTTGTTCAGATACACCGACCGATGCAGGTACAGAATTTCTTCGTACTCCGGCGTCGGGGGAGTGATGTCTACGCCCATTTCTTCGAGAACGCGATACGCACGGTTGAGCGTTTTCTCGGAGATTTCCCCAGGCACTTTGATCTCAACCGTTCCCTGGAACGCCAGCCCTTGCTGCTCGGAGTGCGAACCGGTCGCCTTCACGAATCGCATCTCAACACCGTCGCCGAGATCGACAACGTGCATCTCACCAGAGAACGAATTGTTCACGCCGCTTTGAACTTGCCCGACGCCATCCTTGTGGTTCCGAGTTTCAAATTCGATCTTGTCTTTCCGCGTGACTTTGAACGATGTCTTCTTCTTGCCGCCATCGGGAACGTGCTTATACCGCTTGAAAATTGGAACCTTGCCGCCCTTCGATTGAGCGTCCAGAATCGCGTCCATTTGCTTCAGATATTCCTTCTTCATGGCAGCGGGAATACCGGTCGCAGATTGGAGTTCGGTCTTCGCGTTTTTCAACGCTTCAATTTTCGCCATGTTATACGCACCATCATCGGCGTGATGGTTTACCGTTTTCGCAGCACCGAGAATATCGTCCCAGTATTTATCCTTCGGGTGAACATCCGACGTAGCCGACACCAGAGCATCGCCGAGCGTATCCTCGATTTTGTCCGAGCCATCCTTTGTGACCTTCAAGCCGAGCCGAGTCTGCTTCTTACCGTCCGCCCCGATTTCTTCCCAGGCGAGCACGTTGTTGTCTTCAATGTCGCCTTTGTCGGTTGCCCGCGTTCGACCGTTGATCTTGGCTTTCTTCGCCGCCTTTGCGTGAGCCTTATCAACTTCGTAATCCGGTTGCCGAACCTTCGGTTGTGAGTTCGGAGTTCGGGCAGCTTTCGACGCCTTCGCAGCCTTCGACACCTTCGGTGCAGGGGGAGCCTTGCCGAGAACGCCGTCAGCGAAATCTTCCATGTGTTGCAAGCGAGCCGCGAGCCGTTCGCGGAGTTCCTGCGGAGCCGCGTCCAGAATTTGAGCCTTGCGGTCTGCGAGTTGGCGAATTTGCTTTGCCACGTCTTCGTCCGAGAGCTTCCCGAACGCCTTCGCGGTTTGCGGGTTGGTTGCCGCGTCCCGCATGGTCTTCAATTCGAGAACTTCGTCCGTCCATTGATCGCCAGACTTGAGCGAACCCATCGCCCGATACCGAAGCGAGCCGCCGTTGTCGATGCGTAGCACTTTGCCGGATTTGGTCACCAGCACGTTGTCGCCCGACATGCCCACCACGTCCCAGTTGCCCAGCAACGCATCCATCGCGAAACCGTCCGAGAGTTCACCCGACGCCTTCGTGAGCTTCGCCCCCTTCAAGTTTCCGAACGCAGTCGTGTCGTCTTCAAACAGCGTGAGCTTGACCGGCCCATCGGAAGTTTCATAGAGCACGCCTTCAGGGACATCCAACCCAGCCGCCCGATACAGTTCGTCGGCGATTGCCTCCTCGCGGAGATGCCCAGGATTCGCCCCCTTCTTGAGAACGTACTTCTGGCCCGTCTTCGGATCGACCACCAGCTTCGCACCGGTTGAGCCGCCGAGAGATTGAACATCTTGCAGCTTGTCCAAATCCTGAATGTCGGGGAAGTTTAACGGGTTCACCGCCTTGGCTTTTCCAGCGGTCACCAGCACGTCCTCGAACACGTCGTCGTACTTGGCAAGTTGCTCTTTGATTTGATCGACAAGATGCCCCATCAGACCATCCGCGTCGGGGTCTTTTGCCAACTGCTTCGCCAGCCACGAATCCATTTCTTCGAGTTGCGATTTGTTCAGAAATTTAGGCTGAACGAAATCAACCAACTGAAACATATTGTCGAAGTCTTCGTCGGCCATCTTCGGCGTGATGCCATTCGGCCAGCCGTTCGAGTAATCCTTGCCCATCACCGTCTTCGGTTTCCATTCGGGCTTCGTCGGATCGGGGAGTTCTTTCTTCTTGACCAGCTTCTTCTCGAATTGAGCCGAACCGGTAGCCTCGTCCACCTTTGCGACCGGTGGTTTTTTCGCTTTCGGAGTCGGCCCCTTCGCCTTCGGTGCAGGCTTCGGTTTCGGAGCCGCCCCGCCCAGGATTTTCTTCTTCTTTTGCTTCAGGTGCGTCATGCGGAGTTTGATCTTTTTCTTCAGAGCCGGAGTGAGATCACCCGCCTCATCCAACAGGTCGAGCTTCACACCGAGCAAACCGATCATCTCGTCGATGTCGTCGGCGGTTGTTGGCATTGCACCGGTGATCGGAGCATCCAGAGCCTTCTGCTTCAGAACCGCGTCCGCATTGTTGGCATCGAACGCCGCCTGCACTTCTTTCTTCTTCGCTTCCAGATTTGCGACCAGTTCATCGGCTTGCTTCTTCGGGAGAGCGGAACCCTTCACCGCCGCGAGAGCATCATCGACATCGCCCACTTCGAGATCGGGAGCATCCACGATGAGCACGTCATCGGCTTGTTGCTTGACGGTTGCCGCCTTCAGTTCTGCCGCTTGCTTCTCCTTCAGTTTCGCCGCCTTTTGTTTGACATGCGTCCGCCGCAGTTTCAGCTTCTTGATTTTAGCTTTGTGCTCGGCAATCGACGGGTTCAGTTTGGCGATTGCATCGTCCAGGTTTTTCTCCAACACCTCCAACCCATCGACCGAACTCGGCATCGAACCCTTCGTGGGGAACACCAGAGCCTCGTCGATTTGCTTTTGAGTGTTCGCAACGGTCGCCTTGGCGATTGCTTCGTCGATTTCGCCTTTCGTTGCCCCCAGTTTTTTCGCCTGAGCAATTGCATCATCAACGGCAGAGTTTGCCGCGAGCAAGTCGTCGCCGACAGCCCCGAACGAATCGAGTTGTGCCGCTTCCAACTGCCCTAGCTTGGCAATTTTCGCAGCCTTGATTTCGGCTTCTGCGGCATTGTAGATCGCCGAGAGTTCTTCATCCGTCACACCCGCCTTTGACGCCGCCGCATACGCATCGTTGAACGCAGGCGAAACGACATCATCCCAGGTATCCCCAGTGATGACTTTCTTCTTCGAGATTTCCGCGAAGTCCGCAATCGCCTCTTTCTTCTTCGACGCAGCCGCCGCCAATTCGAGAGCCTTATCCGCCGCTTCCTTCTCTTGGAGCTTCACCAGTTTTTGCTTCAAGTGGGTACGCCGGAGCTTCGCCGCCTTCGTCCAAACCGGATCAAGGTCGCCCCAGTTTTCGATGGCTTCGTCCATCAACTTGATCGCATCATCGACGCCGCTAACCGTCTTGGGCATTGCCCCTTTGATTTTAGGTTTCGGCGGGGGAGTGAACGTAGGCTTCGGTTCGAGAACGGTCGGCTTCTTCAGACCGGTCACCGGAATCTTGACCTTCGGTTTTGGGCCAATCGGCGGTGGGATCGTTTTCGTATGGAACCCAGGCGAGCCATCCCAGGGTTCAAGCAAGATGTTCGGATCGCTGAGATCAGGAATCAGCGAGCACCGGCAGTTGATAGACTGCGGCCCGTCGCCAGGATGTAGCTGTCCATTCGGGAACGGTTTACCAAGTTCAACCGGCCCGCTGGTTTCGTTGAGAATATGCTCAGGGCGAACACGCCGGTCGCCAACCGTGAGCCATTGGTTGAACTTCACGCCCGACGTTTCATATTGCCGGAACGATGCCAGATTGAACGCCTGCCCCGCTTCGGTGCGAGCGATTTTCAAACCACGCCATTCGGGGATACCCGCACCCGACGCAATGATCTCGCCCGTTTCCTGAGCGGTAGCCGCCCCCAGGTACATCTTCTCGCGTACAATTTTCCGCGAGTCGTTGATGATTTGCTCGGTGATTCCCGCCCCATGTTCGACCGCCCGATCTTGCAGAGCCGAGCGGATTTCTTCGTCGGTGAGTTCAAACACCAAGTCGCCCGCAGCCTTCGCAACGGGGAGCCGAAAATCAAAGTCCGCAGATTTGCCGACATCCAACCGACGCCGAGCGGGGAGCCGAGCATTGAAACCCATCGCGTTCAGAGATGCCACGCCGCCAACGTGGTACATCAACAGCGAGTAATCGAACAGCATCCGCGTGAGCACTTGCTTCTCCGCAGACGAATAGAGCCATTCCCGAACGGGAACAAACGCCTCGTCGATTTCGCGATTGATCTCCGCGTGATACCGCGAACGCTTCCGACGTTCCCGAACGGGAAGATTGCGAGCGACAACCGCCCCACGCTGTAGGTCGGGTAGAACGGGTTTGATACGCTTCGCCAGCGACTCGAACCAGAGCGACAGAAACACGGTGATACGCTTCTGAAAGTCCAACTCCATCGCCGGTCGCAGACCTTCGTCGATGGCTTTCAGAACAACCAGCCGCGAGTTTTGATACCGGAGCCGAGCCGCCAGTTCTTTAGCGTCCGCCGCCGAATGGTTTAGGCTTGCTACCGGCATTTGGTGGTGCTCCAGGCTTTCCAGGCGGTTGTCCAGGTGGGGCTTGTTTCATGCCTTCGGCCATCCCCTTCTGGCGAGCCGCTTCTTCGTTTGCTTTATTCGCGAGTTCTTGCTTCGTCGTTTCGATTTCCTGGGCGAGAGCTTCCCGCTCAGACGACATCGCATCGGTGAGTTCGTCAACGAATTGGATGCCTTGCCCTTGGATTTGAATGAACGCACGGTCACCGCCAGTGATCGCGTCCCCCAGGCCCGCAGCCTTCCGCACTTCGTTGATCGTGATCGCCCCGCGTTCGAGATACCCGTCGTACATCTCTTGCTCGGCTTTCCGGTCGCGGATGTCGAGCGGGGAAAATTTGAGTGAAACCGATTGCACTCCGAGTCCGAGCTTGAACAACCGGTTCAGCCAATGCCCCCATTTCTTCTGAGACGGGGAAACGATTCGATCCTTGTAGATTTCCGCTTGGCTCAGACCTTTACCAGAGCCGAGTTCGCTCGATTCCGCGATACCGATGATCGCAGGCGAGACGCCGTGAGCCGTCATAATGCCTTGAGCGTTTGCCTTCCGCGATTCGATGAACGATGACTCCTTCGAGTCCGCGTCCAGCTTTTCAAACCGGAGCTTCACCTCACCACGCAACGCCGGAATCGGAACGATGAGCGTCTTGTGAGCTTTGCCTTTGACATGCGTACCGAAGTATTCCTGAATCAGTTTTTTCACCGATTCGGAGAGCTTCGCACCTTCGATCACGACCGCGTAACGGGGAACCGTGTTGTGCTCGAAAAACTGCAACTGGTAGTCACGAATATGCACGTTCGCCAGAACGTAGCCGAGAGCCGGAGTCACATCACCGATCCCGTAATAGATCGTTTTTGAGTGATGCTTCGGAATCCAAATGATCTCGTTCGCCGACTTGTTGAAGTTCGACGTAGGCTCGCCCGTTTCGCGGTCGATCATCGACCAGTCGAGCTTGCTCATATTGAGTTCGCCGTCTTCACGCGGGTTGTACTTTTCCGCCTTTTTGGTTAGCGGGTCTTTCCGCGATTTGGATACCACCTTCTCGCCGAGATTCTGGTAGTACACGAACTTCGTAGGCGAGACGATTTCAACGAATCCCTTCCAGCCACGCAGCACCCGAATCCGTTCAGCCGGAACGTGTGCGAGCTTTCGGATTTGCCCATCGCGAGAGCGGATCACTTCAATCGCAGCCCAGCCAATCGCCTCGTAGTCCATGCCCGCACGTTCGAGCACGCCCTCGAAACCGATGATTTCGTTGCACTCGTCGATGAATTGCTTGATTCGATCAACTTCGTCGTCGATGACCGATTGTTTGACCGCGTTTCGCTTTTCGGATTCCGGCATCTTCGGAGTGTCCGAGCGTTTCGCGAGATCCTCTCCAGGGGTTCGCGGCTTCGTTTTATCGACCGGTGGTTTGAACGGGGTCGCTTCGCCTTCCTTCTTCGGCTTGCCGTTTTCCGGTTCGTTTTCAGGCTTGTCTTTGTCGGGCTTGCCCTCCGGCTTCGCCGCCGATTTGCCGTCGCCGTAATCCTCCAGAATCGGGTTCTTCCCAGGCTTGAACGCCGGAGTTTCATCGCCCTCGTCAGCTTGCGGTTCAGCGACAACGGGAACGTGCGGCTTCAGTTCGTAATCACGACCGATGGCATCCGTGGTTTTTGTTTTCACGCACCGAAAATGCGTCTCGTCGATTTCGAGAAACACCGAGAGCACTTCAGGCGGATACGGTGGCTCAACCACCTTGATGTTCGCGAGCGACGTAGCCTGGATTTCCGACTCGTTCATTTCGCGGTCGGATTGAGTCGAGCCGGAAACAACCGACTTCGAGACATCAAGCAGCGGAGAGTTTTCAGCTTCCCGATGGATTCGTTCAGAATCGAAGCAACGCATCGTCCCCCGCAGAATCGACTTCACCGCGTCGTTCTCTGAGATCACTTCACCCGAATCGGTGATGAACGCTTCGTCGATAACGGGATCGTCACCGCCCGCAGCTTCAGCCTCGGCAGCGATGGCATCCGCCAGTTCTTCTTCAAGTTCCGCTGCGGTTTTTTCAACTGCCATTTGAGAGAATCCTCGGCCACTTTTCAACGGGAACAGGTATATGCAACCCGAATCATATCACCTTGACTTGAGTTGGTCGAGCCTAAGTTGGTCGAGAGACAAACGGGTGCAACCAATAATCTGCGAGAACATCCTTCGATTGGAGTTCAGGCGAAAGCGAGAGAGTGTGCTCGTCTTTCACCTCCGGCAGAAACGTAATGTCGCCCGCCCCCTTTTCGAGACGGTAGCCCAACGATTGAGCACGCCCGCAGAACCAGAGATCATCTACCCAGCGACAAACCGGTGGACATTTCCCGCAGGCCCGCACAACCGACGCCTCCGCAACCAGCCCGCAGGAACCCAGGAAATCCGCAGGCTTGCCTACCTTCGAGATTTCGACGCGAGAATGATAGGATTTCGGCCATCCCGACTCTTGCCGCTTGAGATTGAACGCCCACCAGCCAAATACAGGCCGCGTGTGCGATTCTAACGCCCTTTCCAGGTAATCGGGAGCGTAAAGAGCATCATCGTCGCAGAACGCCCAGTAATCAGGCTGTGACGCCGCCATCGCCGCGAACGAATACCGGTCGCCTGGAGCACCAGTCTCGCCCATTTCCCACTCCAGGCCCGACGCCGCCGCGTATTCGCCCGCTTCGACCGTTTGAGCGAGCAGAACCACCTCAGACGGGACAGTTTGAGCATTTAGGGCTTCGATTACAGCATCCGCGACGTGAACGCGGTGAGCCAACGGGAGCACAATCTTGATGTTCATACAGCCGAAAATCCGAATAAGTTGCAGGGCGAAACGGATTCACCTCATGCCATGCCAACCGCCAACCAGCCGGAACCGAATCCGACCATCGACGCCGCCGAACATGCCGCCCTTCGCATTGCGAAATATCCTCGAAGTTCGACGAATAAACCAGCACCAGCGGAGCCGACGCAAACAGCCGCTCCATGTACGCCTCGAACGCCGAATCTTCGACCAAGTGAAACAGGACATCTAGCGAGAGAGCCAAGTCCGCCCGCACAACCGAATCGCCGAGCACATCGAACCGCCGCCCGTCGCCGCCGTGCTTGCGATTTGCGAGCACAACAGCCGATGGTGAGACATCCAGCCCCAGGTAATCCGAGCACGCGATGTGAGACGCCACAAAGCCGTCCCCGCTGCCCAGGTCAACCACTGATTGTACCGCACGATCAGCGATCACGCGATTGACCGTCGCCGCTTTGTAATCAGCCAAAGCACCGCGAGAACCAGACCCCGAATTACCCCCGTCGTCATACCGGTTCTCCCAGTAGCGAGCCGTGAAATCGGTTGCACTAGCCAAACGACACATCGTCGATGATTGATTCATTTACCAAGTCCGATGCAAAAATGTCGTAGGCATCCGCGTGCCTTTGGTGATCCGTACACTTCGACCATTCGTACTTCGCGTTCCCTTTGTCATCTTCAACCACCTCGCGAACCGGCCCGCACATTTCCTTTGCGTAGGAACCGCCGAGCACCGACTCATAGTTGGTCGGCAGGTAGTTGATCTTTCGACGCAAGTGAGCGAACCCGCGATCCAACGCTTCAGTTCGGTCAGCCCGAATGATCCGATCCCGAACGTCGTAAGTTCGACGCCCATCTTTCCCTTCGCGAGCATATTGGCAGAGCCAAACATCGCAGGGAGCCATATCCTGAAAATCTTGAACCAGCGTGATCTCCGGCATCGCGTCGATCACCACCTTCTCGACGTTGTACCGATGGATCAGGTCGATCAATTCCTCAAGGTTATTTCGCACCTTCCCGATGAACACCGCCTCCCGCTGACCACGCGGATGAACGTGCGAAATCCGAACGTCAAAGTTGCCGCCGACATCAACACCCATCGAACATGGCCCAGGATGCCGGTCGCCTTCGATATGACCGCAACCGTCGCCGTCGATTTGAAACGCGAACGGGGTAACGCCGTCGATTTCAGCACAATCGTCCAGCAACTCGCTCGTTACCTTGTTGCCGAGAGCCGAGTAGGGCAAGCCGAGATCGGAATTGTAGAATTGCTGCAACCGCAACGGGTCATCCAGAGCACGCTGGAACCGCATCCACATCCCCGCGATTGAGTTGATCGGGGAACAGAGCATCGACAAATGGTAGCCTTCCATTCGCCCGCCAGGATTCGTCGGTCGCCAGTCGCCACGTTGCGAAGCATGCTCCAACGGCCCGCCGCAATCAGGGCAAACGCATTGAATATCCCGACGCCCTCCAGGTTCCCAATCCTTATCCCGCAGAACGTAGTTCAGCACTTGGCCCGATTTATCGTGAATCGCTTCGACAACCGTCTCGAACCAATCGAGAATGTGAAAGTTGCCACATTTCAGGCAGGGAACGTACCACTCTCGCTGATCCGATTGCTCATAGAATTGATGGATTCCCCGCCCTTTGAGTTTCGGGTTTCCCAGGTAACGCTTGAATTGAAAGTGAGACGCCCGCAACCGGTCAAGAGCGTACTCCACGTTGTCCGCGTCACATTCATCGACTTCTTCGACGATCAGAACGTCCGCAGGGAACTCCTTAAAGTCCGCGAGCACGTTCGAGCCGACGTACTTAATCGAGCCGCGTCCGAAGTTTTTCAACGCAACCGAGTCGAAGAAACCAGAGCGAACGATTCGCTTGTATTCGGGCGAGTTTTCAACGGCACGATTCACGCGGTTCTGCACATACGTTGTCCGCATGTCGAACTTCGGCAGAACGTAGAAAATCGACAACCCGTTAAACGCCATCGCGAAGTGGTCGATGACCGCCCACTCCGACTTCATGGATTGCACCGAACCCATGAGAGCGAGTTCGGGAGCCAGCGAATTATACAACGCTCGGATGTGCGGATACGCCGCGAAGTCCATCCGCTCACCGCGAGTATTGCAATGATGTTCGACCGCGAAACGCACCCGCGTATCCCGAACTTCGAGCAATTTCTTCATCGCCCGCAGTTCACGCTCGGAGTCGAACGCTTCCGACAACACATCAAAATCCATTGATACCATCGCATCCGTCCTTAGAGTCGTCGGCCATGCCGAACCAGTTGCTCGATGTCTTTCATCAGATCATCTTTTGAGATTTCCGCGACAGCCGCGTCCGACTTATCCTCTTTGTCGTCGCCCTTCATCGTGTGATAGATTTTCTCCGGTTCCTTCTTCAGCACGCCCGCATTGAACAGCAGATCAATCTTCATCTGCCGAGCCTTCAGAGCCTTATCAACCCAGCGACTTCGCTCTTTGCGATTCGGGTCGGAGCTTGCCCGCGAAACCACGCCAGTCGTCTCGTCGATTTCAGCCGCGTCCGCATCCATTTGATCGACTTCGTAGAGACAAACCTCCTCGATGCGAGTCAACCAGAGCATGTTGTCCGCCACGATATTCGCACCGGATTCTTGCTCAAGTTGTTGCCGATATTGCGAAGCGTACTGCGACCGCCAACGGTAGATCGTGGATTCATCGACGCCGAACAGTTCAGCGAGAGCCGGAATCGACGCACCACGCATCGAGAGATCGAACGCCTTCCGCCGCCGCTCCTCCAGGGGCATACCAGCCAGCCCAGGGGTCGCTTTTTTGGGTGCAACCTCATCCTCGGCCAGCCCAGGAATCGGAGCATCCGCGTCCAGAGCTTCGAGTAGGCTCGCAGGCCCAGCGATTTTAGAGTGTTCGTCTGCCATTAAAAAAACCCCGCGAGAATTTTAATTCACGCAGGGAATTCTATCGGCAACGCGAGCACCGGTCTAGCCCAGTTAATCACGCCTCATAGGTTTCGCACAAATCAGCAAGGTGACGACCATGATAATCACGCCCGCCGCCAACGCCCACCACGTCACCATCACTTGATGCCGGATTCTTCCAGAACATGCCGGAAGAAATTCGTCGCAGTATCGCCCGACGTTTTGAGTTCGCGAGACGCCGCCACCAGTTGACGCTTCAACTTTTCGTCCGCCATGACGACCATCACCATCGAACCCTTGTGCGTGAAAATCAGATAATCTTGATCCAACGTATCCGCCGAATCAGCGAACAGCGAAGTCACGATGTCGTGGATCGAATCGAGAGCAAACCGCTCCCGTTTGGATTCCGTAGCCAGCCCGTCGATGAACGATTTATCCTTCGCGTCCTTTTCGACCAGCAAGTGACGCCGGAACTGCCGCTCATCATCGAAACCGAGCATCTTCGGTAGCATGGCCGAATCAATCCGACCTTCGAGCGAGCGAACCAGATCGGTGAACTTGCGAGCGTTCAAGTCACCAGAGATGAGATTTCGCCGAACCGTTTTCAGACGTTGCTCGGTTTCATCCCAGTCGTCGTAGAGATACGCGGGCATCTTTTCCATACCCAAATCACCGCCCGCCCGCCAACGGTGTTCACCTTCGATAATCAGGTAGTGATTCCCACCAGTCCAGGCAGGCTCGCCAGAGTGATCGACGCCGCGAACCTCCAGCCAGAGACGGTCGTGCTCAGCCCGCGAGATAGGAACCAGCCCTAACGGGTTCCCGAAACCATCCGCCAGGATTTCCGCCTTCAGAGCCTCGAACGTCTCGTCGCTTTGCTCGTTCGGATTCCAGGGATTCGGGTGAATGTTTTCGCGGGGGATCAGTTGCGAATCCAGAATCGCCACGCGGGTAACAGGTAGGGCTTCCGATTCCTTCGTCATTTTTGTACTCCCGATATGCGATGACGACCGGAGTCAATTCGCGGTCGCCGATTCGTACTTTTACGATTTTGACAGTTTCCAGAGCACGATCAACATATCGCTCATCGCCCTCATCCAACACGATCAGATACAGCGTCGGATGCAGACCGGTGTGCCGAGCATAATGGCACGCTTGGCCCAGGGCTTCGTACCACTTCACCGCGAAATCAACCTCCACCGCCAACGCATCTGTAACAATATCAACCCGCGTCCCATCCCGCAAGCGATACTCCAGTTGGCCCTGAAGCACTTCGTTGATTTCTTCGCAGTATTGAGCTTCCGTTTTTCGGAGAACAGCCGCCGCAACAAACCCAGGGAGCCGACAGCCCCCAGGCGGACATTGCACCTCAGTCACCGGCAGCGGGGGAGCTTCGATAACCGGTGGGCAAACGCCGTCGCAATCTTCGCACTCGCAACCGTCGCCGAATTTCACGCAGGGACAGCAAGTGCAATCGGTTTCACAACTGCCGCAACATTCAGTCTTTGCTTGGCAGGGTGGACAGCTTTCTGCGGGATACTTTTCGCTTGGGTTTTCGTTTTTCAGGTTCGGGCAACCGCTCAGGCAGACCAGCAAAACTGCCATCATCACGCCGACGAAACACTTCATGGTAGGGCTTCCCTTCAATGACCAAATCATAGAATTCGAGCGGGCAACCGAGAACTTCTTGGTCAGCAGAGAACGTCACCTCGGCACGATCATCGGCCCGCTGGCAGACAAACAAATCACCAGACGCCCCTCTTTTTATCCGGTGGATCACCAAATAGCAACAGTCATCCAGGCGGAACGCTTCGCCAACGGTGCAGAACGTCAATCGACGGGGATCGTCCAGGTTCATACGAGATTTCTCCAGGTTCAAAAGTGCTTGAATTTATAAGCCGCCGAGCTTCTTCCCAAACAGCCGCAGCCCTTCAGCAGCTTGCTCCATTGAAACGCCCAACTTCCGAAACGCCGAGACAGCCGGAGTCAGGTCGATCTCAACGTCGCCGATTTTGGTGCTCAAGTCGCTGCTCATTTTGGAATTCGGATCACGCGAGAAACGAGTTCGGGATCGGTTTCGATGTTCCGCCGAATTTGGTCAACCGAGAGATCAAGTTCAGCGTCATTTGTGAGATATTCCGCGAACGCAACCTTCAGGTGCGAGAATTGATGCCCGCACCGAAAGAACGCCTCGACCGCCGCCTGCCGCGATGCAACCGACAGCGATGTGGGAACTTGGTCGAACGAAAACGCCCGATTGTCGAGCGGGAAGATTACCAGCCCGTTCGGAACCAGCACGCCGAAGTCGAGCATGTATTTGATGAGCATTAGCGGATTGATGACGTTGACCTTGAACGCCCGCTCGATGTCCGCAGGCGAGAGCAAGTCCCAGTCGATAGGTTCCCGCCGAAACGCGAGATGAACCACCGCGTCGATTTGAACGCCTTGTTCAACCAACGGGTGAAACGCCGCCACCATCTCATCCGCGTATTCGAGATTTGCCTGCAACCAGTTCGCACCGAGATGCGGTCGTTGATCGACGCCTGGGGGTGGCTTTCGCTGGAGCGTGAAAACTTCATGCCCGCGAGCATCCAGCGAGTTCAAGAGCGACAAGCCGATCTGACCAGTCGCCCCAGTGATGAGAATTCGTTTCTGATTTCGAGCCTTCGCCATAGCTTACCTTCCAGACGGTTTGATAATTCCGCTCGGTCGCGGAGCCTCGGCGATGATGGGTTTTTTGGCCGCAGCCTTCGCCGCCTCCCCCACACTTTGACGCGAATCGTTCAGTTTCGCAACCACGCCGGTCACAAACTGCTCTTTTTGTTCTTCGGTGAGCAAATCCGCGAGCGTCTCCAACGCCGCCAAACAGAGCAAGTTCTGATGTTGGGTTTGGATCATGCCGCCCTTCAGCGACACCAGAGTTTGAATCACCGACGCCGGATGCAGAGAGCCGTCAGGGAACTGGCCGAGCTTCAGCTTCCCCATGTGCTCGTCCATGATTTGCATGAGTTCGTTCGCCGCTTCGCCGATGCGAGCGTCGTTCAACAAGCCAATCGGAGCCACGTCGGGAGTTTCGGTTTTCGTTTCGTCGGCCATTGGGTTCTCCAGTGAAATCGGTTGCAAAAATAAAAGTGGGCGATGATGGACTCGAACCACCGACCTTGGCTTTCGCCATGCTCTGAGGGACGCTCCGTGCTAACGCTTACGTTCCCAACCGGTTGAGAATTTCGCCGTCGCCAGTTAGACCATTGCGGGTGTCTTACGTTTTCCCGCGAGCCTGCACGCCCAGGTTCCACGCCAGAGAAATGATAACCAATGATCCCCTGATGCTCGACGCCGGATGCCTCCAGCATTTCGCCACGCTTCACCACCAACTGAGCTAATCGCCCAAAATAGAAATCGACAACAGCGGGAAATCGCTCTCTCCAAGCATTTCAGAGCACGCTCCGAAACGGCGATTCTCGTCTCGTAAGTTTTTACAACTGCCGTCGATTTCGTTCAGCCTCGCCCCCTGGACTCGAACCAGAACCTACGGAATCCAAATCCGCCGTGCTACCTCGTAATGTTGCCGTTGAACCGCCCACCGTTTTGTCACCGATCAGAGTGTCTGAGCGGTTCTCTCCGAACCGGAGCCGCCACGGTTTCTGTTTCAACCTTTCACCACTATTACACTAGAGCAAGGTTAAAAATGCGATGCGAACCGCCACCTGCATGAGACGGTTCGCACCGCAAAGTTCGGATCGTTGTCTCAGTTCATACGCGATAGGCTTGACACCTCGCGTCCCCCCTTCGACGGTTCGTTGTGACGATTGGCGACCGCTTTCAGGCTACCCGCTAATGAGCGGAAGCATCGCCAGAACCAGCCCCGAATCTTTCGGAGAACAGCACGCCCACGACCATCTTCATGCCCGCACCACGCACCGTTCAGTGATTCCATTCACGTCAGGCTTCAAGGTTTACTCCGGCAGGTTCGCTTGGTTTTACGTTACCTACTCACCAGCCGCGTCATCCACAACGCTCCTCGGAACCGTTTATGCTTTTTATGGGGAGCATCGAAAAACGGCCAAAACTCCGCTCGCCTTCCCTACTATACCGCAGGCGAATCGGAACCCGCAACCGGCAGAACACCGATGCCGTTCTTCCCCCATTGAAGCGTAAAGCCGAGCAACTCGAACACCTTGTCGGTCGCACGTTCAGCCGCGATACGCTTCCCGATTTCTTCGTCGTAGTTCGCCGGATCAACGCACGATGAGTGCGTCACGATCTCGAACCCGTTCACCAGCGTCGTCACGCAGACGCAAGTCTTCGCTCCGAGCTTTTGGAATTCCTGCTTGTCGATGAAAGCGTTCACCGTATCCAAGTCCACGCGAGAGATCTCTTCAACGCCATCCCGACAGCCCTCCATTGAGTAATACGCATGACCGTGACAAAAAAAAAACAGCAGCGAGCGAGAGCACCAAATCCGTCCTGCGATTTACAGGATAATTGGTGAGACAGAGGCGGATTACAGCCCCCGCCCGCCGCTTGTACGTTAGCCGAGATAGCTCATCTTGCCGCCGAAGCGACTCGACAATTTCACTCGGAATTCTTCGGGATCGTCAGCCACCACGATAGGCTTCGACGATGCCCAGGTTCCCTTTCCGTCGAACCCGATGCCCCTCCAGACTTCAGGCCCGTCAGGATCATCACCGAGATGGCCGAAACCCGTCACGATGCCAACACGACCAGTCGAGCAAACGCAAATCTTGCCCGCCAAGTCTTCATCTCCGTCCCAAACGCGGGGAAGGTTTTCACCCATCAAGCCACCATACTCCGGTCAGGTAAAATGTCGGCGGTTTCGTTGCCGAACAGCTTCCGGTATTGCCGCCAGCCGTTCACGAAGTTGCCAGAGAACACGTCCTCCTCATGGCAAACCGCCGCGTGCTCGAATGGCGACCAGTGACCATTTCCGAGCAAGCGATCATGCAATTTGATGTCAGCTTCGACATCACGAACGCCTTCGTGAGTCAGGTAAGAAACGCGAGCACATCGAGCGACCGACACCTTCACCAAGTCGTTCGAGAGCAGTTCATCATCGCCGTCGAAACCGGTCAACGGGAGATGCCACTGGCCCCAATCCAACGCGGTAGGTTCCGCCGCTTCGCGGAGATCGCGAGCCATGTACGCGATTTTTTGAATGTGGGGTTCGGCAGCTTCGTGACACCGGAGCTTGAAGAAATTATCCCAGCACGTCGCCGACGCGATGACCGTAATCCACATCCACGGTTCGACCAACCGGTTCACGATTTGTTTGTGCAGGCCCATCTCATGCATGACCTTCGCCCGCCGAACGGTAGACTTCATGCACTCCACCCAGGCCGACTCTGATGCGAGAGCCACCGCCGAACCAGCCTCGAATTCTTCGTAGGCTTGCATCCCCTTCTGATTTTTGCCCCATTTGATCGGGATGAACGGGTCAGCCAGGATGTTCTCGATCATCTTCTCGAACGGGATAGCCCGCGAGCTTGCCGAGTTCCGAGAGAACATCCGATGCGTCATAAATTCCGAGTGAATACAACGCGGGTAAGTGAGCGACATCGTTGTGAGACGCTGCCCGTTTGGATTCACCGAATCCGCCAAAATTTTCGCTTCAAAAGCCACGTCAATACTCCTTTGAGTCTGAGAGAACGAACCCAGTCTTCGGGTTCCAAGGTTGGGGATCGCGAGCCGACAGCCCGATCACTTCCCCGCGAGAGTCTACGTCGATGTCTTTGGTGGTCACGAACCACCCGCCGCACGTTGCGTAGATGCCGTTCGGCCATGCCTCATTTTGAACGTACACGCGGTCGCCTTTGACGACTTCCTTCACGTCTACGTTCACCCAACGCCCGCCGCGATACACCGCGTAGATGTCAGGAACGGTCGGCAACACCGCAGCAACAGCCAGAGCCATTAGATCACGTCGCGAAATCATGCCGTCACCGGTTTAAGCATTGCGGGTAGAGTTCCAGATTTGCGTAGCCGCACAAACGTCTGCCGCAGATCATCCAAATCATCCGTCACTTCGACATGCATCTCCGCGAACAATTCCTGAGCACGCCGCAAATCCCGCACTCGCCAATGATCGGCACAATGCCCAGTTGAAAGCGACAGCAGAATGTGAACAGCCTCGAACGCCTTCTTAGTTTGCCAACTCATATCTTTCTCCGGTTGCCCCGCCCTGACGCGGGGAGATGTTGTTACTGAAATCCAGATGGATACCGCCCCACAATCGTGAGCGGTTGGCCGCGTTCCGCAGCCGGTCGGGGGTGCTCTTTATGGATAGCCAGCGGTTCCGAGAATTCGTCAGGGGGAACCGCAACGGACTGAAACCAGAGCAGAATCCATACGATCAATTTGACTCCTCGTTCGGGTCTTTCCAGCCCATCTTGATAAGCAATTCGCGGATGCGGGGAGGTTTGTGATCGGCAGGTTTGATGAGCTTGCCGTGCTCGTTGAATTGCGGTTCGGTTCCGAGCTTCGCGAGATTGTTCTGCTCAACTTCGACATCCACCGGAGCCACTTCGACGCCGAGCCGCGTGAGAATCCAGTTCGTGACATAGCGAACGTCACAGGAACCATCGACCGCTTCGACCATATCCATCTTGTCGCCGTCGCGGGGAGTGTAATCGAATCGCGAGTTCGTCGTATGCGTCAAAACACGACCGCCCGACTTGCCGAACCCGTTCAAGTGCGTGATCTGCACGTTCAATCCGAGTTCGATGGTTTCGATGGTTTCCTCCAGCAGCAATGCCGCACAGAGAACGCGGTCTTCAGGCGAGAGTTCGACCGGTACATCGGGGATTGATTGCCGACACCCGCGAATGAACCCAGCGACTCGTTCCTGAGACGCCGCGAGAGTTGTTTGATCCTTTTTCGGAACGGTTGCACGTTCCACGGTTGGCGTTTCCACGCCCTGCTGCGGTTGTGGTTGGGTCATCACCAGCTTTCAGGTTTGAGAATGAGAAATAAAAGGGTGCGGGTCTTCCAACCCGCGTGCGATCAAGTAATTTCAGGCCCAGCCTTCGGTCGCATTTCCAACTTTCGGCCCGTCACCCATAAGCGATGCGGGAACCCTCAAGTAATGGCGAACATCTCTCCGACCGTCGAGTTTCCGTTTCAGAGAACGCCCGCCCTATTCCTTCTTGTCTTCAGGCGGTTCGCTCAAGTCGTTCGGCATCGCCGCTTCAGCCCGCAAGCCGTTAAGAGCCACCCGCCATTGGCGAGTTGCCTCCTTGTGAGCACCGCGAACGGTTGCCTTGGTCTTCTTGAGATTCGCGTCGATTTCGTCCCGCAGCTTTGTGCGTTCCGCCTTCAAGCGAGCCTCCAGGTCATCCTTCGCCTTCTTCGCAGCGTTCACCGCCGCTTCGAGCTTCGCGTCCCGAATTTCATCGAGTTGCGTGATGCGAGCTTCCACCGACTTGATGGTCACTTCGGTCATCGGTTCGAGTTCAGGAATGACCGGTTCAGCCGGAGCTTCCGGTTTCGTTTCTTCCGCCGCCGTTTCTTCGACAGCCGGAACCGAGCCACCCTCGAACGGTGCAGCATCGGGGTCGGTTTGTTCGACAGCCGGAGCCGTCGCAGATTCAGTATTCATTGAAAAACACCCTCCAGTGAAATCGGTTGCACACGCGGTCGGGTTTCACATTCACACCACGAAGTCCTGCGATAGACACCGCGACATGCAACCAGAGATTAGAATTGTACCACCCGCGAAACGATTCAGCGACTAGCCGATTTCGTCTTCGTTGTCGTGATCGCCGGTCGCGTAATTCGAGCCAACACCCGACGCAACCGGTTCACGCTCGTCTTTCGAGAGTTCGCGAATTGCATCGGGATCAGCGAAACCGTCGCGAGCTTCGGTTTGCGGGATCGCTTCGCGAGCCGAGTTCTCCGACTTGCACGCACCCTTACAGCACTTCGGCCCTTCGATCAGCGTGCGAATCGACTTCTCATCGAAACCCACCGCCGCGTTCGAGTCGAGAATCAAGTCCTTCAACTTGTTCGCGATGTGGGTCGGAACCGCCACGTTCCCCATGTCATCCTCGCCGGAGATTTCGATGAGCGAGATACCCTCATCGAACCGACGCAGACCGCCCGCGAGTTGTCGCTTTTGTTCCGAGCCGGAACCAGCACGCATGACCAGCATGGTCAGGGAGAGAACACGCTGCATGAGATCACCCACGCCAGCGTTCGGGTCAGAGAGAGCTTCGACCAGCGAAGTCGCCGCATTGATCGCTTCGGTACGATCTTCCGTTGTGTCGATTTCAGCAATCGCCGTTTGAAGTTCCTCGCGTGCAGCTTGGAGCTTCTCGATGACCGCTTCTTTGTTGAGCAAATCGACAGCTTGCTCAGGGGTTCCGTTACTCATATCGTTCTCCGGTTCTTTCGGCCCTTCAGGTTACATTGGCAAGCGGGAGCGGAGCCGAGTGTACTCCCACATTTGCCGGTTCAATTCAGCCCGCCGAGACGCGGGATAAAACCCACACTTCTCAAGCAACGCGAGCAGTTGTTTTAACATAGTCTCTCCGAGATTCGCAACCCCCAGCAACTCGTTCTGATTGCAATTCAGCAAGTCGCGAATCGTATAGACTTTGATTTCTTCGAGCGTGTTTGAGAGCCGCACGAATCCCTTGTCTTCGGCGGGAACAAACTGCTCAAGCCACGATACAGGCTTGTCTAAAATTCGTTGTTGTTGAGCAGGCGACAGCCGCACAAATTCAGGGGGAGAGATGCGAGCCTCTCGGTGCAACCGTTGCCGCCGCAACGATTCGACCAGCCTTGTGAGTTCCACCATCCGATCACCTCCGTCCGATTTTCTAGGTCGCTTCCCGAATAAATAACCCTGTTATTTATTCGACCGAAGCAGGACATCCCCACAACCATTACACGCGGTGATCCGATACCGGAACCCGCCCAAAAATTTTATCCACCGAAGTGAAATCGGTTGCACTCCACGGTTGCATCGCATCCCACCGAACACCACTGAAGCGTAGCAAGTTCGTACCCACTGAAGCGTAGCGTTTGCATGGATTCGAGTGAGTGCTGTTTTTTGTGCCGCAACGGGTGCGACAGCATAATCCGATTTCTACGTTTCCGCAACTAGCTCACGCAAAGCGGGAACCAGTTCGCAGAGATCGACGCCATACGACTCGAACGCAGGCTCCCACTTTTTGTAGACGGTGAACAACTGCCCGATGGCTTCGTCCACGCTGCCTTTGATCTCAACGATTTCTTCGACTTCAGGCGACTCCGCGATGGATTCCTTCAGCACCGCGAGACGGTTCTCGTAGAACGAAATCTGCCGCGTCGTTTTGGCGTTCGTTTCGAGTTCGTTCATCAGCCGGAGTTCCTGAATCTTTTCCTCGGCAGCTTTGATTTGTTCGAGCGTAGCCTCGGCCCGCCGCGAGTTCATCGACGATGACTTCGTGACCTTTTCCAGTTCGCGAGCCTTCTTCACGTCCGAGAGAGCGAGCACGACTTCAGTGATTCCGATTTCCACTTTCGGGTGCTCTTTGATCGCGAGATCAGCCTCCAGCCGAGCCTCCTTGTCCTTCAGTTTCCGCAGCATTTCAGCGAGTTCAACAGGCGACTCCGGCAGAGCCGTGAGCTTGAATTTTCGCTTCCGTTTCTTAGCGGGCTTCTTTTTCTTTTCGACAGACATCGCAGTACCTCCTCAGAGTTTCGACTTGCAGGTTTGTGAAATCGGCTCCCTTTTCGTATTTCTCGATCAGGCCAGCCACGGTCTTATGCCAACGCCGCCCGAACCCGCACTTCTTGAACAGAATCGCAGGTTTGACGACCGCATCGTAGTACGCAAACGGATACACGTCGTCGGGATGTTCGACGGTGAAATCCAACCCAGGAACGTCGTCAACGCTTGGGGGAGTCCAGCGTTCACCCGACACCTTCTCGAACCGAACGCGAGCCGCGAACCGCCCATCCGTTACCGCTTCGAGACAGCCCTCGTTTGCGATACAGACGCGAGCACCAACATCGCCGCCATCGGTCAAGCCGTAGGCGACAACCGCGTACCGACCACCGCAGACATCACACTGATGCACCACCGGAGTCCCGTCCGATTCGCGAGCTTCGTTCTGAATTGTCCAGGTAAACGGCCCGCGATTCCGCAGGTACGCCCCCATCGCTTTATCAACTTCACGCATGATCCAGGTTCCCCAGGTTTAGCCCGCCACAACGCGGGTCGGTAACATTTCGCGAACGAACGTCTGCACATTCCAAATGTGCCAACACCGGTCGTCGCCCTTCGCTTTCACATACCGCTTATTTGGTGCAGGCCAGCCCGCAACGCGGATGAAAGTCTTGTTGTCGGTTTCGAGAGTCGCCGCATTTTTGAAGCAGAGAAACCCGACTCGCTCCTCCAGTTCGTCGCCGCCGTCTTCCGGTTCAATCATCACGCCTTCAGCATGAAATTGATCGCGGTAGTAGACCACGCCGAGCGACTTCAAGTGCGAGCGAGCCGCTTCACCTTCCGGCGATTCTTGGTACGGGTCGCCAGGGAGAGCGAACGCCGTCCGCTGCCCTTCGTCGAACGGGAGCAAGCCGTACATTTGAACGCGGAATCGGTCAATCTTCGCCATCGTAATCAGTCTCCTCATCAGCCAAGTCACAAATTAGAGCCGTCCCTCGATAGTTCTGACGAACAACGTAGAGATCGGTCACGAAATACGGCCCATCGCCGAACCGCCGACGCAACTCATCCTGAGCCGCCTGCACCAGCAAGCAAGTGACGCCTCGGCTATTTTCCGAGACGTACCAGCCGGAACATTCAGGATCAATGGCCGCGTACACGATCATCAATTCCTTCGGCCCGTCCCCTCGGTCGGGTTTGGTTTCCACTTTCACCCGAACCCGCTCGCCATCCTTGGGTTGCAGGTACACGCCAGCCTCCGGTTTTGATTCCATCAAGTTGTCAAACGCCACCGGATCAAGCATAGCTTTTTACTTCCTCCACCACCGAGCCGAGAGCAGCGTCGATGGCTTGTTTGTATTTGGATCGTTGATCGTTCAGCTTGTAGACTGAGCGAGCCGCAGCCACGAATCGAGAGCCGAAACG